CTGTTGCTGATATGAGTCGTGCAAAACAAATTAAGAGTTTATTCAGAATGGTAACACCACATTTGAATATCAAAGATATCTCAATGGTGGTTGTGAATCACACCTACAAAGAAATTGGTATGTTTCCAAAAGATATTGTTGGTGGTGGTACAGGTTCTTATTACTCGGCCGATAACATTTATATCATTGGCCGTCAACAAGAAAAAGATGGAACTGAAATCGTAGGTTACAATTTTATTATTAACGTTGAGAAGAGTCGCTATGTTAAAGAGAAATCTAAAATACCTGTCAGTGTATCTTTTGATGGTGGTATCAGTAGGTGGTCTGGTCTACTTGACATTGCATTGGAGTCCGGACACGTTTCAAAACCAAGCAATGGTTGGTATGCAAAGGTAGATAGAAGCACAGGTGAGATTGGTGACAAGGTTCGTTTAGCAGACACACAGACTGCTGAATTTATGGAACCAATTTTGAAAGATAAAGAATTTCAAGAATTCATCAGACAAAAATATGAGATTACATATGGAAACATTATGGGAGAAACTCCTGTTCTGGAAGAAGAAACCGAAGATGCTTGAAGAAGGTGTAGATTATGAATTCATCAACCTCAACGATTCTGAACTAACTGGTATTGGTATTCTCAAAGGAGAATATCAAGGTGTTGTTTATCATTATCATAAAGTAAGAGTCGTTGAGGAAGGTGACCTTGCTAGATTACAATTTGGGTATACGATTGTTAATCCTGGCAAACACGATATTGATTCATTGACAAGTGATGAAATTTTACATACAATGATGGGAGATGTACTCTCATCAATTCTATCGGCAAAAATAAATGAACAGACTAGAACAAACGATTCTAAAAAATCTGATTTATAATGAAGACTATGCACGTAAAGTATTACCATTCATTCAACCTGAATATTTTCAAGACAATACCGAAAAGATAGTATTCAAAGAAGTCTTCAGCTTCATCAATCAATACAAGAATCTTCCAACGCACGAAGCACTTGTAATTAATTTTACTGAAAAGAAAACACTGACTGAACCAGAGGTTCGTTCTGCTGTAGAACTTTTGAATAAAATAAATGAAGAAAAGAATGAACCCACAGAACTGAAATGGTTGACAGAACAGACTGAAAAGTTTTGCCAAGACAAAGCAATCTATAATGCAATCATGGAGTCTGTTGGCATCCTTGATAATAAAAATCACAAGAAATCAAAAGGTGAAATCCCTAAACTGTTGAGTGATGCGCTTGGTGTTTCTTTTGATAGTAATATCGGGCATGATTATATTAATGATGTAGATGCTCGTTATGAATCGTATCATCGTGTAGAGTCTCGCGTTAAATTTGATTTGGATCTATTCAATAAAATTACCAAAGGTGGGTTGCCAGTAAAGACTTTGAATATTGCACTTGCAGGTACTGGTGTTGGTAAATCTTTGTTCATGTGTCACGTTGCTGCGTCTTGTATCAGTCAAGGTCTGAATGTTCTATACATCACGATGGAAATGGCTGAAGAAAAGATTGCAGAACGTATTGATGCCAATCTTTTGAATGTATCATTGAGTGAGTTGCACACACTATCTAAACCTGATTATGATCGCAAGTTTGAACACCTTCGTTCTAAGACACAAGGTAAACTAATTATCAAAGAATATCCGACTGCATCTGCATCGGTTCTACACTTTCGTGCTTTATTAAATGATCTAGCACTAAAGAAAAGTTTTAAGCCAGATATTATCTTTGTTGATTATCTAAACATCTGTTGTTCTGCAAGAATCAAACCGGGTGCAAGTGTCAACAGTTTTACTTACATTAAATCTATCGCCGAAGAACTTCGTGGTTTGGCTGTTGAGAATAATCTACCAATCGTTTCTGCAACACAAACAACAAGAAGTGGCTTTACTTCTTCTGATCCGGGTCTTGAAGATACTTCTGAATCGTTTGGCTTGCCAGCCACAGCCGACTTTATGTTTGCGTTAATTGCTAACGAACAGTTAGATGGATTGAATCAGATCATGGTCAAACAGTTGAAGAATCGCTATAATGATCCATCATATTATAAAAGATTTGTTGTAGGTATTGACAGAGCCAAGATGAGACTGTATGATGCAGAAGTATCTGCACAATCTGGTCTAGCCGATGCGGGGCAAGATGATGATGGACCTATCAACACATTTGGAAATAGAGAACGAAAGTTTAGCAAGAACTTTGAGGGTATCAAAGTTTGACTCCAACGATAGATAAATATCTAATTGGAGGAAACTATGACTGCGAACACTATACTTTCTGATATAAATGAAATTTACACAGCGTTTGTATTAGCAAATAAAAAGTGGTTTGATAAAGAAGCCCAAAAACAATATAATGCAAGAGTAAAACAAGCTAAAGTTGATGAAGTTGAAGATGCTCATGGAAAAGCTGAAGTTATGGCAGAAGAATTTTTGAGATGGGCAAAACAAAATGGATATAAACTTCCAATAAAAGGCGTTTGGTGGACTGCTAGACCAGGCTCTATGTCAAGTGCTGTTGGTGTAGAAGTTGACCAAAGAAAAAATCCAACTGATGTTTTAATAAAATTTACATCAGGTCCTGCGAATGGTTTTCTTGGACTGTCTGCAAAAGCAACACAAGGAAAAGGTGATATAGGATTTAAAAATCCAGGTTTAGGTACTGTAGATAGAAATTTGAAAATGCATCTTGCAGATGAATATGCAAATCAACTGAAGCAAACTATTCAAAAATTTGGATTACCCGAATCAGCACAAACAAGAAAAGAATATATTCGTTCAAATGCAGGTATAAAAACAAAAACAGAAGAGATTGGTGTTAAAATTTTATCAGCAATGCGTGATGAACTTTTCACTAAGCTAAAGAGTATGAATCAAAAAGAATTATTAAAATATCTTTTAACTGATTGGATGGATGCAGATGTAATATATCCACCTTATGTTAAAGTTACAGGACAAGGAAACAAACCTCCATACCGTGCAGTCGTTATGGATCCGTTAAAGAATGAAAAATTAGAAGCCTTGTCTAAAGATAAAATTTCTCTTGAAAAAGTTGGAAATGAATCTATTGGTGTGATGGCTGGAACAAAAAAAATTATGAAGATTCGTTTTAAATTTGAATCAGAAAAAATGGCATCTTCTGTAAAACTTTCAGGCGACCCCTACTAATATGAAATTCTCAGAATACATAACCGAAGCAAAAGAAGGAAAGAATGTTCATCTTCAGCACCTAGAAGATGAGGTTCTTAATGATGGTGTTGTTGGCACTCGCGCAGCAATTAACTTTCTACAATCTCTACGTGATATGCTTGCAGGTCATTCACAATCAAAAGTAAATCTAACAACAAAATGGGATGGTGCACCTGCTGTATTTTGCGGCATCAATCCCGAGAACGGTAAATTTTTTGTCGCAACTAAAGGTATTTTTAATAAGAATGCAAAATTAAATTACAGTGATGCAGATATTGATGAAAATCATCCATCAGAAGGACTGAACGCAAAACTTAAAGTTGCTTTGCGTTATTTACCTAAACTAGGTATCACAGGCATCTTGCAAGGTGATATGATGTTCTCTAAAGGTGATTTGAAGAATGAAACGATTGATGGCGTTGACTACATTACATTTAAACCAAACACCATTGTATATGCAGTTCCAGCAAATTCTAAATTAGCATTTATGATGGGTGCAGCACAAATGGGTATTGTGTTTCATACTTCATATACTGGCAAAACAATTGAAGATTTGAAAGCATCATTCAATATAGATATTAATAATCTTACAACAACAAAAGATGTTTGGTTTCGTGATGCATACTTTGTTGATGCATCAGGTACAGTTACGTTCACTGAAGAAGAAACGAAACAAATTACTAGAATTATTTCAAACGTAGGTGGATTATTTAAATCTGCAAACCCGATGGTGATGAACAAAATTTCAGCAAGCGAAACCATTTTATCTTATATCAAAACTTTCAACAACACAAAAGTTCGTGAAGGGCAAGCAATCAAAAATACAGCACTTCATACACGCGAGTTGATTAATTGGGTTGAAGCAAAGTTGAACAAAGAAATTCTTGCAGTGAAGATGGAAAACACCAAGAAGAAAAAGCAACAAGAGAAGACGGAGATAATGCGTTTCTACCGTAATAATGCAGCAGAACTCAAAAAGATTTTTGATATTCAGAATGGTTTAGTTGAAGCTAAGAACATGATTATCAAAAAGCTGCAACAGATGCGACAGGTAACAAATACATTCATTCAAACAGAAGATGGTTTCAGAGTATCAAATCCTGAAGGTTTTGTTGCTGTAGATAAAATTAAAGGCAACGCAGTTAAGTTAGTTGATAGACTAGAATTTTCACACGATAACTTTAATGCCGCAAAAAACTGGAGTAAGTAATGGCATATGATCTAAATAAAATATTAGCAGAATATGGAGATAATGATTTTGGATTCTCTGCTGTTTCAGAAGAAGAGTATAATGCAGTTATTGCTGAGAAAGATGAAACAGTTGAAGAATATAAGGCAAGACTACATCAAGTAGAAAAGATTATTATGCCGTTCCTATCTAATCTTTTGAAAACAGCAGACAAGCCTTATATTAATTGGCCAAATAGAAAACCAATTCTTGAAGCACAGATACAAAAGATTCTCACATTAACAAGAGGATAATATGCCAAAGAATATTAAGCCTGACATTCTACCTAAATCGGGTGCAGGACAAGATGGAACAGATACATTAGTGAATTCGTATAAGAAAGATACGCCTGGTTATGAGCAGCAAGTAAAAAAGAAACCAGTATCTTTTAAAGGATATATTCAAAAGAAGCAATAAATTATTGGAGTTGTTATGAAAG